ACTCTATTAAGTGCAAATTCATTTCCACCTCTAGTTGCACCAAGTAATCTCTCATTTGTTAATCCATAATTTAAATACACTGCTCCCGCATCAATTAAAATCCTATCAGGAGTGCTTTCATTCAGTCCTGTTCTCAAACCCATAACATGTCACCTTCCTTCTCTCTTATAATTAGTTCTAGATACACCCAGAGTATCTTCTGTTTAACTTATTTTTTCTGCTTATATATATTATCATCATTTAAAATCGTTTAAATTTCAATACATCCTATAGTTCTATGTGAATAAAAAACACCACCTCTCAATAATTTAAATCAGCACTTCGAAAATATTTTAAAGTAAAACCCATAACCATGTGTAAAACAAATTCCTCATCTGGGTCATAAAATACAAACCCTGGGTTATCTAAATAAGTTCGTATTGCTTTTACCTCTCCACCATCTAGTTTAAATATTTTATTATCAAATAAAGCTATTAGCCTACTGCGAATCTCATAAATTGTGCTTGTTAATCCATCTGTCGGTTTATCCCAAATATCAATTTGTAATCCACAATTTGCAACAACAACACTTTCCATATTTATAGATGGGTCAATAAAAAATATTATATATGGAAAATCATCAAAGCGTGCACTAAATCCTTCTCTAATATTTGTATTTCCAAGCAAATCTATTAATGTAGTATCTTCTGTCATTACACTAAATAATTTATGATTTATAGCTCTTAATGAGTCCATTTATTTAACCATCCATATTTTGTTAATTCAGCTTTTATTTCTGGTGAAAGCTTCTCAAAAGTAATTTTGGCAAAGGGTCTTTTCTTCATCTTACGAGTTCCATATTCTAGCCAAAAGCTATGGTCTGCTGTCATTCCAGTAAACAATGAAACTATAAATTTTCCAGCCATTACTACATGGCCAATACTATCTTTTAGTTCACCACCCCAAGTTACTGGCGGTTCCCCAGGTGCACTAGATTGATGTTTTCTTTTTGATTTTCCATAACGATAAATTCTTCCAGTTCCCTTTCCTGAAATAACTTCTTTCAAACCATTTTCAATCATATACCCTATCTCTTCAAGTTTGTCAGCAGACCCTTTATCAATTGCACTTGTAAGTATATCGCCTTTCCATATTAACCTGCATTCACTACTCTTTTTTGACATCTAATAACACCACCAATGTTTGTTCCATTCTATAAACATCATCAACAAATTTAACATTATAAATTTTAGTACCAAATTGAACTCTATCTTTTTCTTCTATTACCATATAATTAGTTAAAACTTTATATCTTGCGCTTACATTTATTTTTTGATAACTCTGAACTTCATTACCATTTAAAGTAAACATAACACCTTTAAATCTTATAGGATTTCCCCATGTAACTGGAGTACCATCTGCCGTAGTAGTACCGCTAGTTCTCTTAATATGTTTTAACCCAATTATTGGCCCACTTATTCTCATTTTTATGCCCTCTTTTTAATATAAGACCCATCCAATATAGTCTTAGAAAAATCACAAAATAAACCTTCTTGAAATTCTTTCTTTAATCCAGCCAAAGAATAATTTTTTAAATTTGTTGAATTTTCTTTTATTCTTTCATATCTATTTTTTACTTCCATTTTACAAACTAATTTTAAATCTTCTGGCATATCATCATCTGAATATCCTCTTGTATAAACAAATTTTATACTTCTATTACAAGAAGGAAATGCTCCATAAATATGAACCAACCCAATATCAGGGCTAACAACATAATCTTCAGAATCAATTACATCTTCATCATCATCAAATTCTTCGTCTGTATCAGATTTTATATACAATAGAACACTTGAAACAGGATAGTCTTCTAACAATATTTCATTACCACCATCTCCATCACAATACTCTATATGTTCAACTTCTAAATTAAAATTTCTACCGCAATAATTTTTAACCATTTTATCTACCGCAAAAATAATTGTTTCTATAATGGGATAATCATCTGGTTTTGATTTAAAACCAAGGAAAGCTAATACCTCATCTGTTGCAACTATTAAATTACTCATTTCTAATCCCACCTCTATATTTTATTTTAAATGGTTCGCGGTTTAGTTGAAACAGTAATTTCTGAGTGGTCACTAATTACTGCACAATTTAATGTACAATAAATAGTGTTAACATTCCCAGCAATTTCTGAACTTTTATCCTCATCATTAACTGTTTTCTTTATAATGCTTGTCTCTGCACTTAATATTGTTGGCAAACCAATTTTATCTGAAATGCCAATTTTTATAGTGTCTAAAGCACTTACTCCTGAAGGCAAAATAATTGATGTAATTGTTACCTAAGCAACATTCCCATAAGCAGTTGCACCAGGAATAATAGTTATTTCTTCAGCAGTAACTATACCTTTTATATTAATTCCATTAATTGTCATAACCCCCGAAGGAGTACCAACATTTGTTGCCGTAATACTTGCGTTTCTTGCTTTATCTGGATTCGTAATATTTGTAGCAATAATTTGTACTGCACCATTTCCAACAATTGCTAAATGAATATAATCAATACTTGCCGCACGAACATCTTGAAAATGAAAAATATTACCATCAAGAGTTCCTGAGGCTATTGAAGTTCCTGTAGTCAAAGCAATTACTATTGGTGTTTCAGCTCCTATATTAACAGCAATATCATCAGACATTAAACAGTTCTCCTTTTTGTAACATGATATAATATTTCAAGTTCACCATTAAGAATAGTTAAAATTGTTCCATCAGATTTTTTAATCTGCACATCGTAAAGATAGATTCCAGGGTCTAAACTTTCTGTATCTTCTGGGTCTAATGTTATTTTTGCAACACCACCAGTAGGGTCAAACATTTCTGTTATGTCTTTACTAACTGCTGCTTCTAAATCAATCAGCCAGCTATATCTTTTTACAGTAAAAAAAACTGTATAGTCAGTAATTGGAAGAACCTCTCCTTCTAATGTAAAAGAAAGAACATAAATTTTTGAATCTCCACCACGAATTTCTAAATCAGTTTGTGTAGCCAATCTCAATCACCTTCTTTTTTATCTATATCCTTTTTTTCTAAAACAATTTTTTCATAAAGTGTAAAATGCTGCTCAGTTAATTTTTTTGTTTCATCTAATTCTATTAAAGCTTCTTTGATTAAACCTTTAGCAATATCACCTAATATTATTTCTTTTTTAGGGACTGCATCCCAACTTCTTGCATCCATACCTCCAGAAGGTAATTTAAAAAAATCTGCTAGTTTGTATTCTTCTTCAGTTGCACCCAATTCTATTTTTAATTCTCTTATAATTTTGAGCGTTGCAAAATTTTCTTCTTTTGGCAATAATCCCATCATTACAATTCTCTCAAATAAAGTTAACTCAATTTTAAATGGTTCATAAGCTGCAAATACCAAAATTGAAAAAAGCATTATGAAAACTAATATCAATGCAGCTATATTTTGTTTTCTTCTAATTGTCCTAATCATTTTAACTTCCCCCTTTTTAACTAAACCGGGTTTTATCTATACCACCCGGCAAAGATTTTTAGTTTAAGATTCTGTTGGGTCCACAGATGCTACAATATAATATTCTGTCCCATCTATATCAATTCTAATTGCTTTCCATGCACCGCCAGTTTTAATTGTTTTGTTTCCAGTTCCACCATCTTGAATAGGTGAATCGGATGCTGTCCAATTACAAAGGTCAAAGGTAAACATATTTTGGAAAGCACCATTATCTCCTTCAAGATAATTTCCTCTAACATAAATAGCAGAACCTAATTGTTCAGAACCATTGTTTGTTAAACCTAATAATGCAGTTTCTCCCGTTGTTACATCAACTGCAATTCCACTATCTCCCCAAAGAGCAAAAGCTTCTGATACTTCTGTCCAAGTACCTGCTCCACCAAGCTGGCCATGAACTCCAGCCACATGAATATTGTCACCATTTAATGTTCCACTATTTACTGCGATACCAAGCAAACCTCTAATATATGATGTTGCAGTAATTTCATCTGATACAGTGCTTTGCCCCCATACCGATGCCCCACCGCCTGAAACAATTGTTGATGTTATTCCTACAGAATAATCACTTCGATACATTCCTTCTGCACTCGACAAAGGCATATACCAGTTAGTTGTGTCAACTTGAATTCTTAAAGTATTGTTGTACATAATATTTTGTGTTCCATCTGTCAACCCATTTATTTGAAATAAATTTCCATAATCATCAAATTCACTTGCAGCACCACCAGCCAATTCATATAATTCAAAAGCATAATTAAAAGCTGTGCTATCAATTAGTTCAGTACTGGTTGGAACGTTAAAATAGGTATGAACACCATAATAACTTCCACCTGGAGAGACTATTGGTGCTAAATTCATTTCTGCACAAATTGATGCAGCCATTCCACCAGATGCACTACCTAAGGCACCATAATCTATTCTTCCTATTATTGCATTTGACCAATTGCCTGTTGCAAATTCTGAACTTAAATTAACATAAAATGCTTCTTCAATTGCACCCGCAGCACCAACTACATGATTAATAACCCCACTTCTAATTGTTCCAGTTGTTGCTACATTGGTCGTATAAACACTTAAAGCTGGGGCACCCACAATCACTGTTACTGGTGTCGCACTAACTCCCAATCCATGGTCTAAAAATGTTTGTATTTTAGTAACAAATTCTGCCGTTGTATCAAACCCTTCTCCAGTAACATCTACTTTCTCCCATGCTAAGCCTGTTATTGAAAACACAAATAATAACAAAAGTGAAAGCATAAGTACTGAAAGTTTCTTAGTAAATCTATTCATTTTTTTTCTCCTATCCATTTATTTTTTCTATTTTATTTGCTTCTAGACCCTTTTTTCTTTTTTGGTTCTTCAGCTACATTGAGGTCTATTTGACCATCATCCACTACATTTTCAGGAATTACTTCTTCTATTGTTTTTTCTGCTTTATCCTCAACAACACTTTTCCCAATGTCCTTAATCCCATACTTCCGAAATCTTTTTGGAAAAGTACTTAAAAGGTACTTAGCTTTTTTATCATCAATTTCCCTAATATGCTTTGGACGAAAATCAACTACAACTCCATTATACGTTTTATCCCATACATTTTTGATTTTCATTTATTTAATTACCACCTTTAGTTTATTTTTTTTTATATTAAGTCAATTTAGGACAATTATATGCATAAGCAGCAAAAGTTTCTGTATCTGCAAATACTGGATTAAACGCTAATCTCTGAGTTACTACTAAAATGTTTTGGTCACGTTCTATATCAAAATCAGTTTTTACAGTAACTGCTCTTCTATCACCAAAGAGTAATGCATCTTTATAAACTAATGATATTCCAGTTCTAGTTTCAGTCATTCCATCATAAACACCAGCTACATTCAAATCATCTCTAGATTTTTCTGAAACAATAATAGGAATATTATCAAGTTTAGCAAGTTCACCTTTAATGATTGTTGCATTATTGCCATATTTGTCAACGGTCTTTACTTCATCTAAATCAATTAACTGTAGATAACCAGCGATAGAAACTACTAACGCTAAGTCTGTAGGATTAACACCATAGACACCCATTAATCCACGTAAGATTCTCATTTTTGTAGCAGTTAAAACATTAATTAAATCTAAAGTTGCTTGAGACCGCATTCTATAACCCATCCATGCTTTTCTAGCATCTTTTGCAAGAACTACATCTGAATCCTGATGAACACCAGTTGTATCACCATTAATAGTTGCATCTTCAATCGCAAAAGTTAGAGCTCTCTTAATATCTTTCTTTATTAAAGGAAGAACTGGAATAATAGAATCTTCAGTAATTTCTTCACTTAATAAAACACGTGCTCCAATTTTCTTAGCATCGAACGTTACTTTTGCAGAAGTCATTTTAGATTTTTTAATTCTTGGAGAATCTTCTTCTGTGGATTCACCAACTAAATACGCAGTTGTCTGACCAGCAACATATGGAAGTTCATAAGGCTGAGTAGGCATAGGTACACGTCCATGAAGAGCAGCAACCTTTAAAGCCAAATGAATTTCATCTTGTAATTTTGCGCTTAATTGTGTAGGTACCCAATCAGCATTCTCAGTTGTATCCATTGCTTTTACAAACTCTTGGTCTTGAGAATATTTGCTAAACAACATTGTATTTCTTGGATTTACTTTTAACATTTCACCAATTAAATAAAGGTTATCAGCTCTTTTCTGATATTCAAGCTCATCACCTTTAGCTTGGCTTTTCTGGAACCATTGAGGAGTAACTTTTCCACTTGAACCTCCATCAAATGAAAATCCAGTTTTTCTTCCGACATCTTCAGATTTTTTAAAAGCTGTAGTCAGTATTTCTATTGCTTTGTCTTTTGTGACTGAAGTTTTTTTCAAATCAGCAATCACTTGAGCCATTTTCTTGTAATCCATTTTCAATCAACACCTCTTTCCTATTTTTTATCTTATTATTCTTTTGCTTTCCCAGCAACAATTTCTTTTAAGTCATCCATTGTCAGCATATTTTCTTTTATTTCATTAATTGATTTTTCAAGTTCAGCTTCTCTGTCTTTGTCTTCACCTTTAGCATCTTTAAATCCATAACCAACTAATTTACTAATAATTGAAGCACCTCTAGTAATGTCTCTTAACGCAGCAGTAATTTTGCCAGAAGCTTCTTTGCTAACACCAATATCAACTTTACCAAATTCAGCTCTAATTTCAGCTTCTATCTCTGGTCTTACCTCTGTCTTAATAGCTTCAATTTTTTCTGCATCATACTTCTTTTCAAACTCTTCCTTTATTGTTTCAGTAGCTTCTTTTTTAAGATTAGGTAAGAGCTTTATTTCAACTTCTTTTTCCAATGTTCTTCTATCTTCATAGCTTAATTTTGCTAATGTTATAGGTTCCATATTATCGCCACCTCCCTGGTCTTTTACAAATAAAAATTTTTTTCTGTTTGCCGGTTTATCAACAAACGAGACTTCCTTTATATCAATTTCCATCATTCTATATCTCAACTAACATCACTCTCCTCCAGAAATTCCAACACCCGGTCCCCTAAAGCTATATCCATTTAGTTTACCACTTTTTATTAATTCCCAAACTTCATCGTCTAAGACCTTGGTTGTCATTACCCATGTTCCTGCTTTTATATACTGATTGTTTACCACTCTCCCTTCTCTTTCAATCCAATTTTCTATAATCATTACCTTGGGCTTAAATCCGTCGTCATGTTGAACTCTGAAAGTTGGCCCCTTTTCCATAAATTTGACCATTGCTTT